GATCCAGATCCCAAATAAGATCAAAAAGACCATATAAAATGCTGCGCCGCAGCATTTTAGATAAATACTTTTGTACTAGAACTATGCTCATGGTGAGGTAGTTTTACGCAGTGGCCCACGGGCACTTAAAGGAGAAAATATTATGTTCACAACAACAGCAGATTATGTCAAGGCAACAACCGATTACTTTTCGGCATTCCCAAAGACTCCAGAAGAAATTAAGACAGTGTTAGGTAAGACAAAAACCATATTCGAAACCGAAATTGAAAACGGTAAGGAAGTCGTTAAGACCTATTCAAAGGTTACAAAGGGCGAAGCAACAATGAAAGACATTGCTGCCGCAAATAAGAAGGCACAAGAACTATTCGTAGCAACACGTTTTGCTGCTATTATGGCAATGCCTGGTGCACTTTTTGCACTTCCTGTACTTTCGAAGCTCGCTGACGAATATTCGTTCGATCTAGTTCCAGCATCTGTAAAGAGAGAATTCAATATCTAATATTGTATTCCATACAAAGGGCCTCCGGGCCCTTTTCTTTTGAGCAAGATGAAGAAAAGTAGATAAATACATATATGAGAATTCTAGAAATTTTATTGCCCAAAGGTACTTCAGATAGAAGTCTGTCACCGCAAACGGTTAGAAAAATCGATGCCTTGCAACAGCGCATGGATAACTATGTTGACAAGATTATGAGTCCTGGTACATCTGTGGCTGGTAAAGAATTCCTAAAATCAAGATTGCGCGATGATTATTATGCATTGAAAGATCTTCTACCACATGTTCATAAAGTAGCAGAAGCAGTTCATAAGCTTCCATTAACTCATGATGATTTTGAAGCAGTAATAGAAGTAATGAAACGTCCTATCCCAGCAGCAATAGCACCGATTTACATATCCGAAATTATTGAGGATGATGAGTTAAGTGATCAGCTTATGGAACTAGAAAACAGTAATCCGGGGCTAGATGTTAGACCACTTATTGCTGAATGGTTTAGAAGGGTAATGCCTGACCAAATGTATCGATTTGTAGGTAAGGATGAAACTCTTGCTCAAAAGAAGGGTGTTCTTTCTCCTATACATGGATATGATTCCCATATGTATAAGGGACAACACGATCCACTAACAGGTAATGCTTACGGATTCAAATAATGGCATATAGCGAAAAAGTTTTAGATCACTACGAAAATCCACGCAACGTGGGTACATTAGATAAGAATGACTTAGATGTCGGTACGGGCATGGTCGGTGCTCCTGCCTGCGGTGATGTAATGAAACTACAAATCAAAGTAGTAGATGGAATAATTCAAGATGCGAAATTTAAGACATATGGCTGCGGGTCGGCGATTGCTTCCAGTTCTCTTGTCACAGAATGGGTTAAAGGTAAGACGCTTGACGAGGCTGAAAACATCAAGAATGTACAGATTGCTGCTGAGCTCGCCCTACCTCCGGTCAAAATACACTGTAGCATTCTTGCCGAGGATGCGGTAAAGGCAGCAATTGCCGATTACAAGGGTAAAGAAACTGCCCGTTGCGCCTGCAAATAAGAAATTCTTGACTTTCAGAAAGTCTTTTGCTAAACTAGCTAAAGTGCTAAGTAAAACACTAGAAGTTCAAGGAGTCGTATGGCTAAATTATCCCCAGAGAATGTTGCACGTCTAAAGCAATTAGTTGCTGATGGAGTGCAGGTTTTACAAGAATGTGAAGATCTAAAAGCAGGTCTAAGTGATACTGTTAAGGCTATTGCAGAAGAATTAGAAGTAAAACCAGGACAACTTAATAAACTTATTAAGGTCTGCCAGAAAGGTACAATGAACGATCAACGTGAAGCGTTCGACGAACTTGAAGAATTGTACAAGGCAGGGGGCCTCGGTTAATGTATGTAGACGCCTTGTTCAAAAGAGGCAGTGATAGCGAAATAATCAGAATAGTAGAAAGAGTTAACGGTAAACGTGTTTACCGGGAATTTCAACCTGATTATCATTTCTTTATCAATGACCAAAGAGGTACACATAAATCAATTTACGGCGATCCCGTAAAGAAGGTGATACCTAAGTCTTTTGCTGAAAAACAAAAACTAGTTAAGAACATTTCACATAATGTTAAGAAGTGGGAATCCGACGTGGATCCCATTTTTCGTTGTCTTGAGCACAACTATCAACATGCAGATGCACCACACCTAAACATTGCATTCTTCGACATTGAAACTAGCTTTGATAAAGAGCTAGGCTGGTCCGAAGCTGGTGATGCCAATAATTCCATTACATCTATATCTGTTCATCTACAATGGATAGATGAAATTATTTGTCTGGCTGTTCCTCCAGATACATTAACATGGGATGAGGCGCAGGACATTGCGGACGAAGTTGGCAATGTGGTATTATTCAAGACAGAAGGCGAAATGCTACAAGCATTTATGTCCATTATTGAAGATGCAGATATTCTTAGTGGCTGGAATAGCGAAGCATATGATATTCCATACCTTGTAAATAGAGTTAAGAAAATTCTTGGCAAGCAGGAAGCCAGAAAATTGTGCCTTTGGGATCAACAACCAAAAGTTCGTGAATTTGAACGCGGTGGAAAGGTACAACCAACATATGACCTGATTGGTCGCGTGCATGTCGATTACATGCAAATCTATAAGAAATACAATTATGAAGAACGCCACAGCTATGCACTCAATGCAATTGCCGAAAGTGAACTGGGTGAACATAAGATTCAATATGAAGGCACATTAGACGAATTATATAATGATGACTTTAAGAGGTTCCTAGAATATAACATCCAAGATACTCGATTACTTGATAGACTAGATAAGAAATTACAATTCATTGATCTTGCAAACAGTATTGCACATGGTAACTGTGTTCTAATTCAAACAACAATGGGTGCGGTAGCAGTTACCGATCAGGCTGTTCTTGTTGAGGCACATAATCAGGGCAAGGTCTGCCCAGATAAGAAACATGGCCACGATGAAACATCTTCTAGAGCGGCAGGCGGTTGGGTTGCAACTCCTAAGAAAGGATTTCATAGATACATAGGTTCAACAGATATGAAATCTCTGTATCCATCAGCAATTAGAACATGGAATATGAGCCCAGAAACCATTGTTGGGCAAATTAGGCTTGATCGTACCAACATGGCTATTTCCGATTGGGAAGCAAAAGGTGGAAAGCATACATTCGCTGCATGGTGGAACGATAGATTTAATGTCTTAGAGATGGAAGAATTCTATGGCAAGGATCCTGCTACAAAGCTTACCCTTGATATGGAAGATGGATCTGAATTTGAAGTTACTGGTAGAGAGTTACATGATCTAATATTCAATAGTGGACAGCCGTGGTGTATTAGCGCCAATGGAACAATCTTTAAGACAGATGTTGAGGGTGTAATTCCGAGTTTATTAACACGTTGGTATAATGAACGTAAAATTCTGCAAGGAATAATGACCAACTATCAAGACATTGAGGACAATGCCAAGATAGAAGGGGTTAAAGTATCCGTGGATTTGTTCACAAATAGTGACATCTCCGATGCCGAACCTAAGGCCAATCCCTACTTAGACGCCGAAGCATATAGGCCTAAAAAATTGAAGGAAATTATTGCTGAAGGCCATAAAAAGCGTGTGGTACAGTATATGAACCAGCACAATTTAATGGTTCAGGATGGTAAAGCAGTACATAGAAATCAGAAGGACTTAAAGCGTATTATCGGCTTCTGGGATAAGCGACAGTTGGTAAAGAAGATTAACTTGAACTCTGCTTATGGCGCTTTGTTGAATGCTGGTAGCAGGTTCTTTGATCAACGTCTGGGACAATCTACCACATTATCTGGCAGAACTATTACCAAGCATATGGCAGCTAAGACCAATGAAATGATGACTGGCATATATGATCATTATGGTAAGTCGATTGTGTATGGAGACACAGATTCGTGTTATTTCTCTGCATATCCTATCCTTAAGGAAGAGATTGATAGGGGCGAGATTGTTTGGACAAAGGAAAGTATTGTAGATCTTTACAATGACTTGGCAAAGGCAGTTTCTGCTACCTTCCCTGAATTCTTGTTAGAGAAACTAAATGTGCCTATTAAGCGTTCAACAGGTGTTATCGCAAGCTCACGTGAAACTGTTTCTGAGACAGGTATTTGGATTGTTAAGAAACGTTATGCTTGTTTGATGTATGACAAGGATGGTATTAGACTCGATGTAGGTGGAAAACCGGGTAAGGTTAAGGCAATGGGACTGGACCTAAAGCGTGCAGATACTCCTAAATTTGTGCAGGAATTCTTGTCCGAAATTCTTATGGATACACTAACTGATAAAGGTGAGAACGCAGTCATTGAAAAGATTCGCCTATTTAAGGAGAAATTTGAGGATATGAAGCCATGGCAACAGGGCACACCACGAGCAGTTAACAAATTATCTCATTACAGGGATAAACTTGAAGATGCTGGTCATAAGAAATTAAAGGGCGTGGAAGTTGGTAATCTTCATGTGCCGGGCCACGTAACTGCAAGTCTTGCATGGAATAGAATGAAAGAAATTAATATGGATCAACACTCGATGCGTATTATTGATGGACAAAAGATTATTGTCTGTAAGTTGAGAGATACATCTGAGAATAGGCTAACTAGCATCGCTTATCCAGTAGATGAACCGCACTTGCCAGATTGGTTCTTAAACCTTCCGTTCGATACTGATGGTATGCAGGCAGGCATTGTGGATCAGAAGGTAAAGAATTTACTTGGCGTGTTGAATTGGGACTTGAGTAGAACCAATAAAGAACACGCACACCTTGAGACTTTATTCGACTTCAGTGCCCTTTGAAATTTTGACATTCTTTACTAAACACTATACACTGATCATAGGAGGATCAATATGAAATTAGATCAATTTAAGGATATCGTGAAGCACACGCATTCGCTAGGCTTCATTGAAATGGTGAAACTTATTGGCACAAAAACAGATGCGAAGATTGAAGCAATTGATGCCGATAAGACTGTGATAGTTTATGGTGAGATGTATCAACCAATTAGTGATATTGAAGTTACTGTTGGTTTGTCGCGTCTTGCACAGATGAAGGGCTTCATTGACTTGCATGAGAAGTCGAAAGTTTCTATCACCAACGAAGTTCGTGGCACAGTTTCGGCTCCAACAGAACTCAAGTTTGATGATGGTGCAGGCGACGTTGCTATCTATCGTTTCATGAGTGAATCGATGGCAAATGAACAGATCAAGGTTCCGCCATTTAAGGGTGCAACTTGGAATGTAACTATTAAGCCAGAACAGGCAAGAATTTCTAGACTTAGCAGCTACCAAGGTATTCTTGGTGGGTTTGAAAAGCGTTTTATTGTATCCACTGATAAGGATGTATTAAACTTTTCTATCGGTAGTGGGCCAACAGATAGATCTAATGTTCCGTTTGCCAAGGGTATTACTGGTGCGCTGAAACATCAATGGTCGTGGCCACTAACACAAGTATTGAGTATTCTTAAACTTAATGATAATGAAGATGTAGAAATGCATTTTTCAGATATGGGTGCATTGAAGATTGATATTGATAGCGGTATTGGAAAATATTCGTATATTCTACCAGCAGGCAAGGCTTAAGATCTAAATAGTGTATGGATGACATAGATAGGACCTTTGAAAGGCTCAGAAGAACCGAGTACGATATACTTGTTTCTAGAATCAAAACTGGTCCTATAGTAAACCCGCACACTTTTGAAATAGAATATACAAGATGGTGCGAACCTGTATGTATTGCCAATGGCTGGACACTCAAAGAATTAAATAACGAATTAAATAGAAGACTTCATGACTACAAATAAAGTAAATTTCACAGAACGTCACGACGCAGGTGGCTGGGCAAAGTATCTACCTGCTATCAGTGGATTTTATACCACCCATTTAGGTAAGGCAGAAACTGATCCTGAATTTATCCCGCCAGATCGTGTTCCGGAAAAATTCGAACTAGGAATTAAAGGTTTAGATTTCCTAAAAGATCCGGACGAGGCATATTTTAGCTACAAATATGGTTTGTATTCTGCAGGTCATGCTGACAGAAATTTAGAAAGATGTGATGATAGAGAACCTATGATCCATAAACGGAATCGTAAGAATACGATTCTAGTTGGGGACTCCGGTGGATTTCAGATTGCCACAGGAGTTATTAAACTCGATTGGGCAAATGTTAAGGGCGCAGCCGGTGATAAGCTTAGGGAAGAAATTCTACGATACCTAGAACACACTTCAGATTGGTCAATGACACTAGACGTTCCTGCATTTGCGGCAGTGGGTGCATTAAGTGAAAAGACTGGTCTTAAAACATTCGAAGAAACACTTGATATTACTCTTCATAATCTCAATTATTTTATGAAGAATAGAGTTCCTGGTGCAACCAAATTCTTGAATGTTCTAAGCGGCAGTTCAAGAGATAATTCAAAGGCTTGGTTTGATGCGACCATCCCATATAGCATACCAGAAACTGTAGAGGCAATGGGATATTCAGCAGACAGAACTTTCGAAGGGTATGCTTTCGCTGGTATCAACATGAGAGATATGACATGCGTATTAGAAAGATTATTAGATCTAATCGAATTAGGTGCTCTCAAAGATAAAGATTGGATTCACTTTCTAGGTATCGGCAGACTTGATTGGTCTTGTTATCTGACAACTATCGAAAGAACATTAAAGGAGCATTATAATCCAAATATTACTATCAGTTTCGATGCGGCATCACCGTTTGTTGCAGCAGGCGGATATGCTCTAAGCTACGATTATAATTATTTCACCCCGCAAAAATTAACCTATTCTATGGGTCGCGGATTAGATAATAAATCTCTAAAAGGATCAAAATTAGCAATGCCTTTTCAGGGACCAATTATGGAGAGATTAACTGTTGGTGATATTTGTGTCATGGGGCCGAAAGATAAAAATAAGCACGATAAGATTGGTAAGACAAGTTGGGATACTACATCATATGCTTTGGTTATGGCGCATAATGTTTATAACCATATTCAAGCAGTTCAAGAAGTAAACAGGTTGGCCGATATTGATGATATCAAAGGATATTCCTATACAGATCTTGCTACACTCGAACACAAGAGTTCGAAAATGGTAGGTGAACACCTGCCAATTATTATTCCTCTGGTTAGGGATCTTATTAGGGTTGTACTTAATCCAAATACAGAAAATCCTAGACAGATACTCAGTAATTACGATAGATACCTATATGAAATTAGTTTTAAAGAAAATAAGCATTCGAACCTTGCAGAAATGATGAATAGACATGACATCCATCATGATGTTGATGACGATGCATCTATAAAAGCAAATGAATGAGGATCTACAAAAGAAATTATCTAGTCTGGAGAACTTAATCGCCATCCAGAAGGATTGTCTTGAGCGTGGTTACATGCATGGAATGTTGAATGGGCTTATAATTGCCCACTCAGTATTTTCAGGAGACCCTCCAGACTTTGTAAGTCTCGGTTATCGTAAGCCGATAAGATCAAATATTAGACACAAATCAAAACAAAGAAGGCCAACACATAAATGACAAAGAAAATATGTATATATCACGGTAATTGCGCAGACGGATTTACAGCAGCATGGATTGTAAGACAAGCTCTTGGACCCGATGTAGAATTTCACGCAGGTGTCTATCAAACTCCACCACCCGATGTTACAGGAGCAGATGTTTACATTGTAGATTTTGCGTATAAGAGAGCGATAATGGAACAGATTATATCGCAGGCAAATAGTGTGACACACATTGATCACCACGCAACAGCAATTGCTGATTGTGCTGGTTTAGAAAAGTACATGACAACATTGTATAGTCCAGAAAATACAGCTAGTGGTGCAATGCTCACTTGGATGTTTTTCTTCCCAGATCGGGAAGTTCCGCAGATTATCAAACATGTTGATGATAGAGATCGTTGGCAGTTTAAGATTCCTTTCACAAAGGAAATTCAAGCATCAATCTTCAGTTATGGTTACACATTTGAAAATTGGGATATGCTAATGAAAGTCGATTTACAAGAACTGATTACAGAAGGAAAAGCAATCGATCGTAAGCACCTAAAGGATATTCGTGAACTTATCGGTGTAATGAAAAAGAGAATGACAATTGCAGGATACAATGTACCTGTATGTAATCTTCCTTACACAATGAGCTCAGAGGCCGGACATATTATGGCTATCAATGAACCATTTGCTGCCTGCTATTATGATAAACCGGAAGGGCGTGAATTTAGTTTACGCTCTTCCAAAGAAGGTATTGACGTTTCTGCTATTGCGGTTCAGTACGGTGGCGGCGGACATTTTCATGCAGCAGGATTTAGAGTACCATATGATAAGTTGGAACAATTTGAAGTATGAGCAAGAAGAATCCAAAGGATAGTGATATTAAGCCATCTGATATGTTTATTAATGCGATGTCAGAATGCGGCATGGGTTCTGGTGAACTGACATGCGGATGGTGTAATAGGCTTCATCTATGTCCTGATTCAAACTATTCTAGCGATAGCGGAGAAGATGAAGGTGATGCTCGCCGAAAGTATTGCGAAGATGAGTATAAAGCAAATCCAGATAATGTTGTATTGCATTATGACTGTGATGGCGTTTCTGGTAGATATATGAATGATGTGTTCTTTGTAATGGATTGTCCATGCAACGGTCTACACCGGTATGAACAGTTTATCTGGACACATAAGGATACAATTCGTAATTACCTAAAGGTTCGTATTGAACAAGAGCATCGATGGGCTGAGGAACAACTTACACTTAATAAATTGGCGGGCATATGAAAACAAAAGATTGGCCAGTGGTGAAAGAGGCTAAGAAAGTTGCTTTAGCACAACTAGAGTATTATAATAGAATGATGTCACAAAAGACAGCAAACGAAGAATCTGTATCTCAACAATATATCAGAGAAAAAGTTGCAGAAGATATGCAACCATTCTATGATGCTTTTAAGAAAGATGATAAAATGACTAAGCAAAAAGTATGGCCGACTCCGGAATCCACACCTGCCAAGAAATTATTCGTAGTTGACACCATCACGACATTCCGTCATCGTTATGTTATCGAAGCAAAGGAGCTCGAACATGCCTATGATGAAGTGACAATGATTGATTCGGGTAGAGATGAAGATTTATTCGAATCTGTAACTCAACGCTATCTTGGCGAAGTTATTATCGATGGTAGAGAGATTACAAAGGAAGATTTTGATAATATGCTTATCGATCTCTCTAAGGATAATAACGAAGGTTGCTCGCACTGGATGGGAGACAAGTTAATTCGCAAAATTGACTATGACAGATAAGATACGAATAGTAAAAGAAACTATCCAGGCAAAATCTCGTAAATTATCGGCGACATGGACCTATGAGGATATTCCTGATAGGATTTCTCGTATAAAGCCTATCAAGAATATGACAAAGGAAGAGGAGGCCGATGAAATTATTAGGCGTCTAAGCCAGCCTTATAGGACCCCGGAAGAAGAGATGTGGATAGTAATGTCCGAAGCGATAACAAAAGAAATTGATAACGAAATAATGAAATCATTAGTAGAATGGCAAAAGAAGAACCCAAACATTTAGATATATTAGGACAAGAATTGAGTGAAGGCGACTATGTTGCCATTTCTCAGTCTAATATAATGTATGTCTGTCAGATAAAGAAAATTACACCTAAACAAATAAGAGTCTGCCCAATTAAGGGAAATTACAGGACAGGGTGGTTAAAATACCCTGGTGATTCAGTTTTGCTGTCGGGACCAGATGCACTTGCATACATACTAAAAAATTCAGGTACCTAAGATGAAAGCATTATTGGCGGGTTATGGTGGTATTGGCAGAAATGTCTATTATCCAGAATTAAAGAAATTGGGATTTGAAATTGATATATTAGATTTGCAAATTCCTAATGTAGAATACACAGATATTTTACAAGTTAAGGAT